CCACAATCGTTTTTAACACAAGGTAAAAATAATGAATCAGAAATAATACATTCTGTAGGGGTAGCCTCTTTATCTCATATGACACTTAGCAAATGGAAAGAAGCAGCTACAATATTAAATGTTTCAATAGATGGAAAAATTGGTTCAGATATAGATACAAATTATATTTTTAATGTTAATGAATCAAATGATTGGGCATCGTCAATAAATACAAAATCATTATCTGACCAAATAACTATTCTTGAAAATAAAGTAGGACAATCACTTGGAATAACTGATAATGTTGTATTTAATGATATTAGTTGTGCAAATGTTTCTGTTAGCAATGATTTAAATGTTACAGGTAACTTAACTGTAAATAGTCCAGCAACTATTAATAATGATTTAACTATATCTGGTAGAATGATTATAGCATTAGGCGATGAACCATCAAATGAAGAATTAAATGCAAAAGCAGTAAATTCAGGTTCATTCTATAAAACATCAGATTCTTTAAGAATGGTAGTTAAAACAGGCACATCAGTCTTTAAAGATTTATTAATAAATAATTCTGGAATTAGTGGTCCTGAAATAAATATAATAGGTGATAATCCAACTATTATTAATAAAAATGATATTTATAATGACGCTGGTGCAAATATGGCTGGAACATCAATAAATTTAGATACAACAATAAATGTAAATACAAGTATTATAGGAAATAATAATACAGTTACATATAAAGCTAATGACAGTTCTGGTAATATCGCAAAAATAATTAGATATGTTCATGTAGTATAATTCTAATGTAAATGCTATTATTATCATAAAAAACTAGCAAAAAATGGTAATTACTTGAAAATTAAAAATAATAGATTTTTCAAATGTAAATAAAAAAAGAAATCTATCTAGTATATAATTTTATGATATTATTATTAAAATTATATAAATTTACATTTTAGTATTAATTTGTTTTAAAATATTGGTATAAATTACGATTCCTTTATTGCAACATTCAAGTAAATTTGTTGTAATATTTTCTATATCGATTTCATTTTTATATGCTAATCGAATAATACTTACATCAATATGTGGATGTGGTTTTTGAAATCCACAAAATGAAAGAATTTCCTGATTTTCAAAATAATTACTATAAAATAAATATTCTACTACTTTCCCAATTGTATAATCTTCTCCTTCTAAGATAATATCATAAGAATTATTCATTGTTGTTTCAGATAGTTTAATAAATTCATTGGGATTTGAATGAACATCTATTAGATTTTTCAATTTATTGATAATAATTTCAATTGCCTTTATTAAAATAGTCTTATTATCATAAATTCCAATACTTTCAATTGTAAAATCAAAACTATCTGGAATAAAATAACGCTTAGCATCTAAAAGCATAAAATCTTTTTTAAGAAATTCTACATCTTCTTTTTTCTTATCAATCGATGATTCTTTTAACGCCCATTCTTGTTCTATTTTCTCAAAATCTGGACTATTACGATAAGCACATGTAGAAACACAATTGAAACTATTATTTTCTTTAGCAATACCTTTACTAAATTTACATATAAATTTTAAATGTTCTCCATCAATAGTTTCACTTATTTTTGGACGCAACCGAACAAAATCAATGTATTCTCCAGTAATTGGGTCTGGTGGAAAAATATTTTTTAAAACATTATCATTTAAATATTTATCTGTTTTAATATTTTTAATTTTAAAATCTGCGGTTGTTACAAATATTATATTATCGGTATCATTTTTTACATCTACTTCTAGTAAATAATCTTGAATTGGAGTATCCATATCGTCAATATGGATAGGAATACAACTAAGACGTTGCTTTAAAATTTCATTATTAAAACGGGTTGTATTAACTAGAAATTCAGAATCATTTTTTTCATAAGGTGTTGTTCTAAAAACAATAATTGGAATATTTGCTAAAATAACTCGTCTAATAGCATTAGCTAAACTAACATTTGCATTTTCTAGAGTAAATTTAAGTTCTTCATTTTCGTGAACAATATTAGTAATAAAAACATCCATATTTTCTCTTATTAATTAATAATAATATATTATTAAATCAATTTTATAAATAAATAAGTTAAAAATTCATTATGTAAATAATATAAAAAATATAATATGAGTATGATTCTATATTATAGTAATTATTGCGAAAAGTGTAAAGAAATTTTACCTATTTTAGCACAAAGTCAAGCCAGAAAAGAAATACATTTTGTTTCTATAGATAATAGAATGAAAAAACAAGATAATTGTATTTACATTATATTAGAAAACCAAAAAGAATTAATATTACCGCCAAATATTACAAAAGTTCCAGCATTATTATTATTAAATCGCGGAAGTCAAGTATTATTTGGAAAGCAAATTTTAGAACATATTCAACCTAGACAAATGGAGACTAATAGTAGAGATAGTTCTATCCCGAGAGAACCAATGGCATTTTCTCTTAATGATATAAATAATTTTGGTGTTATGTCAGATAATTATAGTTTTTTAGATCAAAGTGTTGATTCTTTATCAGCTAAAGGAGATGGTGGTTTAAGACAGCTCAGAAACAATGTAACATTGGAATATACAGATAGTATAGAAACACCCCCAGATGATTATGTTCCAAATAAAGTAGATTCAGGTTCTTTGGAAAAAGCGAAAGCAGAACGCGATAGTTTAATCACTCAACAACAACAACAGCGTTAATAAAATTAATTTAAAACAAATAAATAAAAAGAAGAAGATGAATATATCAAATAAATATATGATAAAAATATTTAAATATAATAATAATATTATTGTATTTACATGGAAAAATCTAATATTTTAAGTGCTTTCAACAATCATTTCGATGATTATTTAGATGATATAGAAGGAATATTTCCCGAAGATATGGATATTAAAACCGCGATTAATTATTTAAAATCGATTAGAAAAATGAATCCAAAAATTATTATACGTATTTGGAAGAATTATATTTGCGATCCTTATAGAGAACATATTACAAATGGAGATATTAATTTTTTTATGACAAAAGATTTTAACGATGATGTAAAATTTTTGGAATCACAAAAAGAAATATTAGATAAGATTGAATATATTAAAAAAATTACAAGTCAAATGGGTGAAGAAAATCTTAAAAAAAATTTACAATATATTCAAAATCTATTAAAAATATGCGATATGTATCATTCTTAATAATTATATTATATAAATTCAAATTATAAATAAATTTAAATAAATTATAATATACTTATTTATAATTTATTATGGAAAATATAGAAATACCCGATGAATTCAATAAAATTATTAAAGATTTTGTAAATGATTTACATATTACTTTTTCTGATATTATTACTGAAGATAAATATCAAAAACTTTTTTTATTTATTAAAGATGTTGTAGATGAAAATGAATATAATATATATATAAAAGAATTATTTGATTATTGTAAAAATATTTATCCAGAAAGATTTTTTGATATTCTTTATCAAAATAATAATATGTTTTGTAATGAGGAAATTAATACTAATTTTCTTCCAGAATTAGATTTCAAATTATTATGGAAGGAAGATATAAGTGATAATACGAGAGAAACAATGTGGAAATATCTTCAGTTAATATTATTTACTATTATTACAAGTGTTAAAAATGAAAAATCTTTTGGTGATACAGCAAAATTATTTGAAGCTATTAATGAAGACGAGTTTAAAAGCAAATTAGAAGACACAATTGGTGAGATGTCAAAAATGTTTGAAAATATGAATTTAAATATGGATAATAATTGTAATGAAAATAATGAAAATAATGAAAATAATTATAATGATGATCACCCAAATGAACAAGATAGAGAGAAAGATTTTAATAAATTTAAAAATGACTTTGCTAAAAATTTACCAAATGCTGAAGATATCCATAATCATATTACAGGTATGATGGATGGTAAGTTAGGTAAGTTAGCAAAAGAAATTGCTGAAGAAACATATAATGATTTAGACATTAATATTGACCCTTCTAATGCTGATATGACCTCCATATTCAAGCAAATATTAAGTAATCCAAATAAAATAATGAATTTAGTTAAAAATGTTGGTAGTAAATTAGATAATAAAATTAAGAGCGGTGATATAAAAGAAAGTGAATTGCTTGAAGAGGCAAGTGAATTAATGAATAAAATGAAAAATATGCCTGGTATGGGCAATTTAGAAGGCATGTTAAATAAGATGGGTATGCCTGGAATGCCTGGTGGTGGTAAAGTTAATATGAATGCCTTTAATCAACATATGCAGCAAAATATGAAAAATGCTAAAATGAGAGAAAGAATGAAAAATAAAATAAATAGCAAGGATGAGATTTCTCTGGAAGAATTAAATAAAAATATTCAGGAACAATTTGAAAATTATAATAAAAATCCTGAAATTCAAGAATTCTTAGCTTCTTGTGGTCTGGATAATTATATAGAAGATATTAAGAAAACACATAAATTTTCTACTGGAGAGAAGGTAGAACGCAGCAAAAAAACTGATAATCCTAATAAGAAAAAAAAGAAGGTTTCTAAAAAATAAATATTGTAAATAAAAATAATTACAACTATATATATATATATAAATGAATACACAATTATGGATAAATCACCCAACATTATTAATGAATAAAAATCATATTATGGAATTATGGCCTTCTCCTTCTATGACAAAAGAAGAAAAAATAAATGCTATAAGTAGATTGATAATTATATTATCATTCTTGGGATATTTAATTACAATGTCTTCTAAAATTTTAATGATTGGATTTATAACTTTAGGTATTTTAATTGGACTTTATTATTTACAGGAAAATATTGAAGAAAGAACAGTAAAAGAACAATTTGTCAATAATAGATTAAACAATAATTTATTACCAGAAGTTTATCCTAGTTTTACCGATCCAAAAACTTTCACAAAATTTAAGCATAAATTAAACACTCCTACACAAAATAATCCTTTAATGAATGTTTTAATACCAGAAATTCAATATAATCCAAATAGAAAAAGTGCTGCTCCAGCATTCAACCATGAAGTAAAAGAAAAAATAAATGAAGCTGTTAAAGAAAACGCAACCAAACAATTTGATGATAAAAATATTGATGAGCGATTATTTAAAGATCTTGGCGATGCTTTTGTATTTGATAGATCTATGCATCAATGGTATTCCATGCCATCAACTACAGTTCCTAATAATAGAGAAGGCTTCCAGGAATGGCTATATGGTTCTATGATATCAGGTAAAGAAGGAAACCCTTTAGCATTAGAAAGAAATCATGGAGGAGCATATAATTACACAATGTATTAATTTACTAGCATATTAATTTATTATTCATTAATAAATTAATGTATTAATATTTTTTTTAAACTTAAAGTTTTTATATATTACAAATATATATAGATGTCTATGACAAGTAATTTTTTATTTGATAATATGTCTAGAATAGGCAATGATGATTATGATGTTTCAAATAGAAATATCCAAAATACAAATGCTTGCACCCATATGTTAGACAATTTCAGTTTTTTAAATCCAATGAATAAAACTATTAATTTAGCAACTAATCAACCGAATGTTTTTTGCCAGGGAAGTCCCGCTGGTGGAATTAATAGTGATAACGTTGATGAAAATAGCATTTTAAAATTTACTCCTATTTCAAAATCAAAAGAGAGAACTACAGCACAAGAACGTTTATTTTTAACTGTTCCTTATTTAGGAAGAGGACCTTCTAATCCAGTTTTAGAATCGCAAATACAACAAGGAGAACATCTTATGAATAGAAAAAGTCTTGATCCCAATAGTGAAGTATCTCATTCTGATTTTTTATTTACACCTTTAATTCCTTCTTTAGAAGCGAGTTTAACAAACCCTGCTAATTTAGTTGAAGGTGTTGCTGCTGAAGGATGGATTCGTGGTGGATTACCATCTAGAGAATTAACTAGAGATGAAGATTATAAAGTAAAACATACACCAATGCAATAATTTCTTAGAATTTTAAAGTATAATTTATATAATAATTAATATAAATATAAATTATAGTTATTATTTAATATGAGTCAAAATTTAAAAGATATATATGATTTTAATATGATATGTACTTACTGTAAAATTAAAGATTTTGATGAATCTGATTTTTTATATAAAATACAATTTCTACAATTATTTTTTTTAAAAAATTATGATGATAAGGTTATTAATAATACAAGTTATTTATTATTCAAGCACTTTTATCATAATAATAAAATAAAAGAATTGCTTGAAGAAACTTCCTTAAAAGATGATTTATTAACAGCATTTAGAATGTTTTTTGCATTTCCTACTTTACATATGTTTCATAAATTACTTTGTGATTTTTATCATGAAAAAGATTTTGACGAAGAAAATTATAAACAATTAATTAATTTTACAAAAACAAATTATTAGTATATATAAATAATGGCTTCAACTAGAGATAAAAATAGTACAGGTAATTATCTTTTAGAGCAAAGAGCATTAAATAAAACTTTTGAAAATATTTGTGATTTCAATGGTCGCAATGGACATGCTAATATACCAGCTTTTCCCGAATTATCTAGACCATCTTATATGCCTCCAGATAATGTTTGTAAAAATTTTGTTGATGTTGAATCGCAATTATTAGGTATTAATTCTAATAATTTAGTAAATCCTAACAAAGAACCTGTAAAACCAGAAATTAAAAATCTTCCATTAATTTCTTTCTTTGATAGAGATAAACTATTTATGCCGGATGATTTAAAAGTAGATAATAATAGACCATTTATTATGAATTAAGATAAAATTAATTAAATAAAAATTTTTGCAAAAATATAGTATATTTTATAATAATTTAATTATATACTATATAAATGAGTGGTGTATCCAATCAATCACAAATATATTCTAGTGCTACTTTAGGATCTGGTGGTGCGTCATGGAGTAGTATGAGGGGGTCTAGGGGATTACTTGGACCAACCGGACCTACTGGTCCAGATGGTAATTTTGGAGGGATATCTTTTAATTATTATTTCAATTCTAATATAGTAGATCCTTCTTTTGGTATCCCTAACTGGCCACCACCTGATATATCATATGGTTTAATTTTAAATAGAACTGATATGAGCAATGCAACAGTTTGCTGGCTTTATAAAAATGATATATATTCTAATCCTATAAGTGAGACTATGCATACTATCGATAACGGAACTTCGCTTATTAAAGGTCATATGAAATTATTTGATTTATCTCAAAATACACCAGTAGACCATGATTTTCTATTATTTATAATTCATGATATAACTTTTTATAAATTAGATGGTTCAGTTGTTTTATACAATGATCCTTCTCTAAATTATATTAAATTACTTATTACTAATATATCTGTTTCACAAACATTTTCACCATTTGCAGAGGGTAACAATATAGTAGCTAATTTTGTAATGACTGGTAATAAAGGAGATAGAGGGGCAACCGGACCAACAGGACCAACAGGACCAACTGGGGCTACTGGACCAACTGGGGCTACTGGACCAACTGGGGCTACTGGACCAACTGGGGCTACTGGACCAACTGGGGCTACTGGACCAACCGGAGAGAGAGGAATAATTGGTAATAGTATCTGGGAATTAAATGGCAATGATATTTATTATAATCTTGGAAATGTTGGAATTGGAATAAGTAATCCAGAATATACATTAGATATTAGTGGAACTTTAAGAGTTTCTGGAAATGTTTTATTTAATTCTGATGTAGATTTTAGTTGTAATTTATTAAATGATGTTTCAGCAATTAATTTCTGTGATGGAACATATATTGGTCCTGGCTCTTCATTTGATATTTCAACTAATCAAGTATTAAAAATAATAGGAAATACTGGTTTATCACTAATATTAAATAAAGCTAGAGATCTATTAAAAGTAGATGGAACACAACCAGATAATCTCATTAAATTTAATGAAGGATTTCAAACTGTTGCTACATCAAGTTCTGCGGCAGCTATAAGTATAAATTGTTTTGATGGTGGAACTGGTCCTAGTAATGTAGGAAGATTGACATTTAGAGATTTTAATACAGGAAATATTAATTCCTATAGCAGCAATACAATAGGTAATGAATATCTAGCATATATTAATTGGCAAGGTGTTGATAATAATAATTACAAAGATTATTCCAGAATACAAACTAAATCTAGTTCTACAGGTAAAGGTGGAATATTTGAATTTTACACTAAACCAGATACTTCAAGTGGAACAAATTTAAACATGGTAATTAATGAAAAAGGAGATGTTGGAATTGGAACTCAAGATCCAAGCGCATTATTACATTTATATGATACTCAATATACAAATGGTTTTGTTCCATTAAGAATAGAAAATACTAATGTAGCAAATTTTTGCGGAGTTCAATTTAAAGATCCGAGCACAACGGGAACACCTTCAGCAATTGGTTGTTCAGGAAATGATTTAATATTTACAACTAATACTTATGCGGGTAATAATTTTGCTTTAACAATAAAAGAACAAGGACTTGGTGGAGAACCATATTTTGGTTTTGGAGATAATAATCCAAAAAGAAAATATGTTTTTGCTACAAATAGACCATCGGGACAATCATCAACATTAATGGCTTTATATAATAGAAATACTGATACTGATACTCGGGCAGATAAAGTTTTATCTTTAAGAAATGATTTATCTAATTCTACATTTGTTGAGACAGGTGCTATTGGTCATTCATTATATGATATTTGTTCTAATACAGTTGGTCATAGTTCAGATTTACAATTTTATAATAGTGTAAATGGTTCTTTAATTGAAGGTCTTGAATTAAATCATAATGGTTATACTAATTCTTTTTATGATATTTGTATGAATTGTCATATAATAGATGATTTATCAGCAATTAATTTCTGTGATGGAACATATATTGGACCTGGAGCATCATTCGATATATCAACAAATCAACATTTAAAAGTGTATGCAAATACTACAACTTTTTATCAAAAGTCAGGAACGCCATCTGATAGTGAAGTTGTAGATATTCAAGGTAAATATTCACAATTAAGATTAATAGATACAGAAGATAATACTTTTGCTCATTTTAGTCAATCAGGTGGTAAATTAGCAATTAGAACAAATTCATATGATGATTCATCACCTACTTTAACAATTACGGATAGTAGTAATGTTGGAATAAATACTTTATCTCCATCATCAGCTTTACAAGTTAATTCATCGGCTACAGATTCAGCATTAACAATAATCAATGAAACAAATATTACACCAGATTCTCAGGGTATAGGACATATTAGAGTTCAAGGGGATGGTTATTCAAGTTTTTTTTCTTTAGATGGAAATGGTCTTAATATAGGTCATAATTCTTTATCTAGAGATATAAGATTTTTAATAACTGAAACTCCTAGATTTTGGATGAATCAAGATGGATCTTTTAGAATCGGTTCTAACCAATTTAGACCAGATAGCAATAATAGTCCAGGGTCAAGTCATACAAATAGCGGAAAAAAATATGCTTTTAGTAATAGCGACTTTGGTGTTTATAAATCGAATTCAACAGGTAAAAAAATATTTTTTAGATATGGCACAGTTTCAACTACTAATACAGAGATTGGTTCTATAGAATACGATACAGTATCATCTGTAAGATATAATACAACATCTGATGCTAGATTGAAAGAAAAATTTACTAATTTTGATGCTATAGAAATTGTAAAAAACATAAACACATATAAATTTAATTGGATAAACGACCCATCTCAAATTGGTTATGGTGTTAAAGCACAAGAGATTTTAAATATTTCAGATATATCTAATATAATTTCTGGTAATACAACGGGCAATTTAGAAAGTATGGATGACATTAGTTTTAACTTTTTACAAATAGATTATTCAAGATTTGTTCCTATTTTATTAAGATGTAATCAACAGTTGATTGATGATAATCAAAATTTAACAACTAGTATAGCAAATACAGATTTAAATAGTTATGCAAATGTTTCATTTGGTAATATGGATATTAGTGGTGAAAGTAAATTTCAAGTTTCAGGAGCAGCCAGTAAACCATTTCAAGTTGGGTGTCAATATCGCTTTGACAGTGTTGGAGAATTTGCAGATACAGCATATTTTAAAAATAGTTTTGTCATTGAAGCTGGTAGGCCAGTTTTTGTAGCTGGTTTAACAGTAGAACATCAAACAATGGAAGTAAAAGAACACGCAAAAGTAGGTATACATACACATAATCCAGCCGCACCATTAGATGT